CCGTTATTTCTGACTTCCATTTAATTCACCTCAAAGTAGTCCGTATACTCTAACTCTTGTCATACCTGCATCTCCTGTAAAACCAGCACCTGATGAAAGGGTGGTACATTCGATAAGCAAAGAGTTATCAACATAACCATCAGTAAAACTTATACCTGCCGCTGTTAGACGAGGTGTAAATTTCAGTAGATTGTTTTCTTGAGACAAAAACTCAATATGGGTAATCTGACTTAGGCCAAATTCACTAGCAGACAAAACTTCATTAAAACAAGTAAGAGTAATTTCATCACCTGTATTATCTGCCGCTACTGCTGATAGTGTTATTGAATTTGCATCTGTTATAGATACAACAGATACTTCACCATCATTTCCACCAGTTGCCGCATTTGAAATAGTAACTGTATTTCCCGGTACTAATGTAGTACTAAAGTTAGCCGCAGTTCCACTTGTTCTAATGAATTGATTTGCCGCATCAACAAAATTACCTGTAGTAGTTAAAGATGCCTTACCCATAAGAGTAAAGTTAACTGTAGCATCAACATAATATTGATGTCCTATTACCTTTGGTCCTGTATAACCTAAATGGTCTGCTAATAGTGCTATTGCATGTGCCATTTAAAACACCTCACTGTAAGTCAATTAGTTTTCCTTGACCACGGAAGTATGTACACATTGTTTCAGCAACAGTTCTGTAAAGTCCACGGTGTCCTAGTTTACCATGACCAAATACTTCTCCTGTATCCATTCCAGCCTCAAAATATTCTGTAGGCTTTAGAGTACACATGAAAAGATGATCTGTATCAAGAACCAACATATCACTTATTCCAGCACCGCCAGTAGGCATATCTTTTACAGGGATAATTGGAATATCGTGGTAGGTTGCTACCTTAAATCCAACTTCTCGACCTTTTACACCTTTAATTCCACTGTGGGAAGGTACTACTTCTGTACGACCCATAAATCTTTCTTGAGCCTGTAGCAATTCTCCCAAAGACTGAATAGTATCATATCCTGTTAGAATAACCTTTGGTTCTCCACCACGAGCATTCAAGTTTCGTAGTGCAGTATTCAATAGATTAACAGTTAGGTTTCTTTCTGTACCGGAATTAGAATCTACATATGCTTCCAAATAGGTTGTGTTAGAAGTGTGCCTTTCCTGTCCAAATATCTTTAGTTTGTTAGTCAAAGTACCAAGTGCATTCATTTCAGCATAAGTAGAAACAATTCGGTAAAGAGATGTAAGTGCGTTATCTGCTTTTGTTGCGTGAGCATCAATACCAGTACCTGCTACACTTGTCAAATCTTGTAGAACCATTTTGTTCATAGATTCAGCGTGTGAAACTCCTACTTCTTCTCTGTATGCAGCCATAATATCTCCAATACCATCATCAAGACCACCCATTAACTGTGCAATTTCACTTACTTCATAAGTGTGTGCAATAGTCTTAGGTGATACATGCATAATATCGTATGTTGGGGCTACTTCAGTAATACTTGAAATAGTAGCGTTTTCTGCTTTTCCTCCAAGAGTATCTAAATCAGAAACTCCAAAAGTATCTGCGGCTCCACCAACTGAACGACCAGTTAGGATTCTCCAACCACTACTGTTCCAAGGCTTCTTAGGAAGCATACTTAGAGCATTAATTTCTCGGTTAATTAGAGACCAAACTTTTTGTCCATATACAAGATTGTATAGTCCTTGACTACCAAGTGTTTGTGCGCCATCGTGTATAGAATGAATACCTGTAGTAGCCTTCAATAGTTGGTCACTACCACTCATTCCGTATGTTGCTCTTTCTAAATCTTCAATTGTCTTATAATATCCTGTCATTTAATTCACACCCTCATGTTGTTTGCAAACTCATGTGCTTCTGCCCAAGACATATTAGCGACATCAACATCAATAGTAGTAGATTCAGTAATTGAATCTGCTGACTTTGCAATTGTTGTTGTTTCCATAGACTTACGTAGTTCTGCTAGTTCGTTCTTTAGTTCGCTAATTTCACCCTGAGAATCAAATTGAGACTTTGCAATTGCATCTGCTTCAACCTTTAATTCACTGTTATAGCGGGACTCGAACTGTTCCTTAATTAGGTCATATGCTCGTGCCTCTTCTTTTTCAGCCTTGAATTGAGCGTATGCTTTAGCAAGGTTTTCCTCACTCAAGTCGAGAGTAGTAACTTCTTCTCCCTTTTGCTCAATGAATGTATCGTAATCAAGTGCGTCAACAGCATCGTCAGTTTTT